AAGAAGGACCCCCATGCGCATCCTCGATCCTGCTTCCGCGGCCTATCTCGCCGCCCGCACCGGCGTGGCGAGCCGCCACATGGTGCATGTCGTCGCGCGCAATCGTGCGACGGGGGCGCAGGAGGCGCTCGGCCTCTGGCAGGGGGACGACCACCTCACCATCGCCATCGGCGGGGTGAACCGGACCTATTACGGCGCGGGCGGTCTGATCGGGGTGGAACCGATCCGGGCCGGCATCGGGCTCGAGGTTCGGATGCTGCAAATTGCGCTGAGCCCGCTCACGCCCGAGGTCGCGCAGCTCCTTCGAGGCCATGACGCGCGACTGGCGCCTGCCGAGGTACACCGCGCGCTGCTGTCGCTCGAGACCGGTCAGCCGATCGCCGAGCCGATCCGGGTGTTTCGCGGCTGGATCGACGCGGTGCAGATCCGGACGCCCGAGGTCGGGGGCACGGGCGAGGCCACGGTCACGCTCGCGAGCGCCGCGCGGGGGCTGACCCGGGCGCTGGCCTTGACGCGCTCCGACGCCGAGATGCGCCGACGGAATGCGGGCGACGCGTTCCGCAGCTACAGCGACATCGCGGGCGAGGTCGAGGTCTGGTGGGGCGAGAAGCGGGAGCGCGCCTGATGGACCGGCTTTCCTGGCTCATCGCCCATGCCGCAGCGGCGGGCGCGCGCCCGTTCCGGCCGGGGCGCCACGACTGCGCGCTCTTCGCGGCGGGGTGGGTCAAGATCGTCACCGGCCGCGACCTCGCGCGGGGCTGGCGCGGGCGCTATCGCAGCCTCCGCCAGGGGCGGCGCCTTCTCGAGGCAGCGGGACACGCCGACCATGTCGCCCTTGCCGCCGCCAACCTGCCCGAGATCCCGCCCGCCTTCGCCCAGCCGGGCGATCTTGCCGTCCTCGAGGCCGAGGCCCTCGGCATCGTCGCGGGCGAGATGATCTATTGCCTGACGCCCTCGGGCCTCGGCCTTGTCCCCCGCGGCCGGATGCGTCGCGCCTTTGCCGTGAGAACCCCCTGATGCCCGCAGTCGGTGCCGCCATCGCCGCCCTTGGCAGTGCCTTGGGCGGGGCGATCTCTGCCGTCTCGGCCTATGCCGCGGGCTCGTTCGTCGGCGCGCTTCTCGTCAACACCGCGATCTCGGCGGGCATCTCGCTCATCGCGCGCGCGCTCGCCCCGAAGCCCACGATCCGCCAGGGCGGTATCCAGACCGCCGTCACCACGACCGGGGGCACCGAGCCGCAAGCCTTCATCCTGGGGCGCACCGCCACCGCCGGCCACCATGTCTGCCCGCCCATGAGCCATGACGATGCGGGCACGCCGAACGGGTTCCTGACCTATGTGATCGAGCTCTCCGACATCCCCGGCGCAGCACTTCGCCGCGTCATCCTCAATGATGGCTATTCCGACCTCGGGGCCAGCGCGCATCCCGATTACGGCCATCCGCTGCTCGGGCAGCGCGTCGGCGACACCGACCACGCCTGGATCCGGTTTTACGACGGCACCCAGACCACGGCCGACCCGATGCTGGTCGCCAAATATGCAAGCTACCCCGACCGGCCCTGGTCGGCGGCGCATGTGGGCAGCGGCACCGCCTACGCGATCCTGACCTTTCGGCTGAACCGCGCGGTCTTCAACACGCTGCCGGCCGTCCGCTTCGAGCTCGACGGGATCGCGCTCTACGATCCGCGCTTCGATGCTTCCGTCGGCGGCGCGGGGGCGCAGCGCTGGGCCGAGCCCGCCACCTGGGCGCGCTCGGCCAACCCGGCGGTGATGATCTACAACATCCTGCGCGGCATCCGGCTCCCATCCGGCGACACCTGGGGCGGTGAGGTACCGGCCGAGGATCTGCCGCTCGACAGCTGGTTTGCCGCCATGAACGCCTGCGACGCGCCGATCGGGAGCCGCCCGAGCTTCGTCGCCGGCCTCGAGGTCAGGCTCGGGACGGAACCGGCCGAGGCGATCGAGGAGATCGCCAAGACCTGCCTCGGGCAGCTCTGCGAGATGGGCGGGGTGTTCCGGCTGCGCGTCGGCGCCCCGGCCCCACCCGTGCTCTTCATCACGGATGAGGATATCGTGATCTCGGCGCCGCAGGAGCTCGACCCCTTTCCGGGGCTTGCCGCCAGCGTCAACGCCATCGCGGCCGAGTATCCCGAGCCCGCGAGCCTCTGGGCGGCACGCGCGGCCCCGCCGCTCTTCAACCCAGGGTGGGAGGCCGAGGACGGCGGGCGGCGCCTGTCGACCAGCATCGGCTTTCCGGCCTGCCCGGACCTCAGCCAGGTCGCGCAGCTGATGGCCGCCTATGTCCGGGACGCGCGGCGCTTCCGGACGCATCGGCTCGTGCTGCCGCCCGAGGCCTTCGTGCTCGAGCCGCTCGATACCATCGCCTGGACCTCGGCGCGCAACGGCTATGGCGCGAAGGTCTTCGAGGTGGTCGAGATCGCCGACCTGCCCGGCAGCATCAACCAGGAGGTCGTGCTGCGCGAGCGCGACCCGGCCGATTACCTCTGGTCCCCGGCCGAGGATCTGCCGGCGGTCGTGCCCGCGACCGGCCTCGCCCCCCGCCCGCCGCAGGTGATCGAGGGCTGGTCGGTCGCCGCCACGACGATCCGCGACGGGCTCGGGCTTGATCGACGCCCCGCGATCCGCCTCGCCTGGACCGGCACGGCCGCGCGGGATGCGGCCCTCGTCGGCTACGAGATCCGCCTTGCCGCGAGTGCCGCGGTCGTCGTCGCGGGGGTCGCGGAGCGGGCCGCGGGCGCGGTTCTCGTCTCGGAGGGGCTCCTCTCCGCGACCGCCTATCAGGCGCGGGGGCGCTATCTCGCCGAGCGCCCGACCGCCTGGTCGAGCTGGCTCGATGCGACGACACCTGCCGTCTGGCTCGACGAGAGCGCCTTCGAGAACGGCGTGCGGGGCCTTTTTGCCGATGCGGGGCTGAGCGCGCCCGAGATCGTCGCGACGCTGCCCGTCTCTGGCGCCTTCCAGGGCCAGCTTGCCTTCTCGCGCGCCGACAACCGGCTTTATCGATGGACCGGCAGCGCATGGACGGCCGAGGTGCCCGCGGTCGCCGTCACGGGCCAGCTTGCCGACGATCAGATCGCGGCGATCGCCGCCGCCAAGATCGCGGGCCAGATCACCTCGACCCAGATCGGCGAGGGGGCGGTCTCGACGGGCAAGCTCGCCGCCGGCGCTGTGACGGCGGGAAAGATCGCGGCTGGTGCGATCGATGCCGGCAAGATTGCCGCCGGCGCGGTGACAGCGAGCGCCATCGCGGCTGGCACCATCACCGGCGACCGGATCGCGGCCAACACCATTACCGGCGGCCTCATCGCGACGAGCGGGATCATCACCTCGGCCGCGCAGATCGGCGATGGCCTCATCACCACCGCAAAGATCGGCAATCTTGCCGTCTCGACCGCCAAGATCGCCGACAATGCCGTCACCTTCCCGAGCTTCATCGAGGGGCCGGTGACCACCATCAACCGCGTCGGCGGGGGCGAGACGGTGCTTGCGAGCCTCGCCATCGTGCAGTCGGGTGCGCCCGTCTGGGTCATGGCCGAGGCCAATGTCACGCATCTGACCGGCGGGCTCATCCTCTCGAACCGATACGCGCGCATGAACATGCGCATCCGCGCGGATGGGGTCATGATCGACGGGGTCTCGGGCCCGATGGTCTCGGGGCTGAACGTCAGCGCCTTCGTGCAGGACACGACCCATATCGCGACCGGGCCCGTCACCTACAGCTTTACCTGCGAGCCGACGACGGGGGACGCCGATCAGGTCCACATCGTCGGCGCCTCGCTCTTCATCATCGAGTTGAAGCGATGATCCGCGTGAGCTTCCATGCGCTGGCGACCGGCGAGATCACGCGGCGCGCCATGCTCGCCCCCGAACTCGTCGCGCTGAACCTCGCGCCGGGCGAGGGCGTCGTCGCGGGCTGGGTCGACGGGACGCGCGCGCGCGTCGTCGCGGGGCAGATCGTGCCGAAGCCCGAGGCCGAGATCGAGGCCGAGGCGCTCGCGCGCGCCTGGGCCGATCTGCGCATGGCGCGCAATGCGCGCCTCGCCGCCTCGGACTGGACGCAAGTCCCCGACGCGCCGGTCGACCGCGCAGCCTGGGCGCGCCATCGCCAGGCGTTACGCGACCTGCCCGCGTCGACCGCCGATCCGCGCGCGCCGCTTTGGCCCGATCCGCCCTGACGGATCCGCAGCGTCGTCGGCAGACCACACCCATCATTCAGTCAACCCCCACCCCACCCCATGGAGAGGAGATCCCGCCATGTCGTTCCAATTCTCGGATATCGCCCGCAACGCCGCCCTCGATGCGATCGAGGCCGCGATCGGCACGAGCCCCATCCTGCAGATCCGCTCGGGCGCGCTGCCCGCCGACACGGGGACAGCCGATGCGGGCAATCTCCTGGTCGAGATCGCGCTGCCCGCGGACTGGCTCGAGACCGCCGCGACCGGCACCAAGACGATCAAGGGCGTCTGGACCGGAACCGGCACCACCGCCGCCGCGGGCGGCACCAACGCGGGCCATTTCCGCATCAAGAACACCGCCGGCACGCTCACCCATCTGCAGGGCAGCATCACCATCACCGGTGGCGGCGGCGACATGGAACTCGACAACCCCAACATCGCGCAGAACCAGTCGGTGAGCGTCACGACCTTCACCCTGACCGCCGGGGGCGCCTGATCCATGGCCCGCCTCGTCAACCGCGCGCGGATGACCACGCCCACCACCGGCACGGGCACGCTCGCGCTCGGGGCGGCGGTCGAGGGCTTCCAGTCCTTCGCTGCCGCGGGGGTCGCGGATGGCGACGCGCTGCGCTACGTCCTCGAGGAAGGCCCGGCCTGGGAGATCGGCCTCGGGATCTATGGCGCCTCCCCCCCGAGCCTCACGCGCGCCCCTTCCGAAAGCTCCGCGGGTGGGGCCGCGATCGCGCTCGCTGGGCAGGGCCGGGTCTTCGTCACCGCCGCCGCGGCCGAGTTCGACGCCAAGCTCGACGCGACCGACCCCCGCCTTTCGGACGCGCGCGAATGGAGCGCCGCGACCATCGCCGAGGCCGAGGCCGCCGCCGGCACCGCCACCACCCGGCGCGCCTTCACGGCCGCGCGCGTCCGGCAGGCGATCCTCGGCTGGTGGAACGGATCGGCGGAGAAGACGAAGCTCGACGGCATCGCGGCCGGGGCGCAGGTCAATGTCGCGACCGATCTCGGACAGGGTGGCACGGGCAACGCCCGGACCATCACCTCCTCGACCGGGAGTGCCGTCACCGTCTCGACCGCGAGTGCGACGCATGCGGGCTTCATGTCGACGGGCGACAAGTCGAAGCTTGACGGCATCGCCGCGGGGGCCGAGGTCAATGCGGTGACCTCGGTCGCGGGCCGGACGGGCGCGGTCAGCCTTGCCAAGGCCGATGTCGGGCTCGGGTCGGTCGACAACACCGCCGACAGCGCCAAGGTCGTGGCCTCGGCCGCGACCTGGACCACGGGCCGCACCCTGACGCTCGGCGATACCGCCCGGACGCTGAACGGCAGCGCCAATCTCGCCTGGACGCTCGCCGAGATCGGTGCGGCGGCGGCGGGGCATGGCCATGCTGACGCCACGACCGCGGCCGCGGGGTTCCTCTCGGCCGCCGACAAGTCGAAGCTCAATGGCATCGCGGCGGGGGCGACGGCGAATGCGGGCACCGTCACCTCGGTCTCGGGCGGCACGGGGCTGAGCGGCACCGT